TGTTTATTATAGCCACTTTAAACGCAGAAGAACAAATTTATTTAAGAAAAAAATTATATCTAGATACAGGGTGTTATCATTTAGAATTTGATTAGACTGCATGGATTTACTGTTATATATAATACTGTATATATACTACTGTTATATATATAACAGTAATATATATGAGAATGTCTCTTAATGCAACTGTTAAATATTTATATAACAGTATATGGAAAAGATTAAGCGAAGATTTAAAAAAAATAATTATAAGTTGCTCACCTACACGATTCATACTCAAAAGGAAGCAGATCAATACGAGCTAAAATACAAGCCTTGGCGAGAAGTAAGCGTAGGTGAGTACGGTATTTCTGATGATGGGTATGTGGCTGAATGTATTTATGTAAATAAGTACGAAAACGCTACCTTGGTCACATATCCTTACGGAAGGCAATGGATTAACAACACTTCCAAGCTAGAATTTATCCCTCATAAGCTTTCGGGGGAATTTGGACAAGTAGGTACACGATCTTGGGCAGAACAAGAATTAGGTAAAACTCGTACTAAAAACGCTATAAAGCTTTACGTTCGGATGATGTTAAACGAAGGTAAGATAGATTGGAAAAAGCTTGGTTTAGCCTACAGAAAAGACCAAGAAAGACCAGAATTGACAGCTAGGAGGTTATTTAAATCAAAGAGGATACAAAGTATGTTAGACAAAGAATTAGCAAGTGCTTTAAAAGAAAAAAACATAGACAAGGGCGATGTGTTAGATATGTTATTAGATGCCATCAAAATAGCAAAAGAGAAAGAAGACCCCTCCAATATGTTACGTGGTGCAGAAAATTTTGTAAAGATCATGGATATGCTTCCTAGTAAGTCTATGATAACAGATACGGTTCAAATTGATATGACAAGTAAAATACTAAGTGACATAGCTAAAGAGGAAAAAAGCTCATTAACCTTGTCTCAAACGAAGGAAAACCCCAATGAAGAAGAAGATAACGAAGTATTTAGCGATCCAAGTTAAAACAGAAGATAAAGATAAATTAAGTTCGTTTTTAAACGTTCTAAAGTCTGTGGCTGAAGATATGAATATAGGTGTAAGAAGCGCAGATCGAGACATGGAGCAACATCCATTAGGTAGAGATTATTAATGAGTGATAAAAAGTCACTATTAAAGAAATTAAAGCATGATATGATGCTATTTGGCAAAGTTGCCATGCCTAATATGTTTGTAACTGACTCTCCAGACTTCCATTATGAAGTAGCTAAACTTTTAATGGATAAAAAAAATAAACAAATAAATCTTGTGGCTCCTCGAGGTCATGCAAAATCCTCTATTGTTGCGGGAGTATTCCCCTTACATCATTTAATGTTTGATGAGGGTAAGAAATTGATAGTTTTAGTGTCTAGAACACAGGATCATGCAGTTAAACTACTTGGGTTATTAAAAGATACGATGGATTTCTCTGAACAATTTAGGTCTACTTTTGGATATTGGGGTCAACATAGTGCTAAAAGTTGGGCAAAAGCAGAGGTAGAGTTAAAAGATGGTTCCGTAATTATTTGCAAAGGAACAGGACAGCAGTTACGTGGAATTAAAGTGGGGAATCAAAGACCTACACTAATTATAGTAGATGACCCTGAAGATGAAAACAACACCAAAACTGCAGAGGCTATGGAAACCAATTTAAGATGGTTGTTGCAGAGTGCAGTCCCTTCATTAGACCCTATTAAGGGAAGATTGGTGGTAATTGGCACACCTCAACATCAAAGATGCCTTGTGGAAACCTTAAAAGATATGAAAGGATGGTTAAATAGAACGTATAAACCAGATTTTAAGAATAACGTAGCTTTATGGGAAAGTTGGTGGTCTATTAAAAAATTACTACAAAAAAAAGAAGAATTAGACTCCATTAATAGACTTTCCGTGTTTTACAGGGAATATGCTTGTGAAATTGTAGGAGATGAAGACCAATTATTTAGACGAGAGGATTTTAGGTTCTACAAAGGGTCTCATTTTAGAAAAGGAGGTCGTAATTACCTCAAAATAACCATGTTAGATGGAAAAGAGTGTAATGAGGTAGTTCCTGTAAACGTATTTACTGGAGTTGACCCAGCTTCTAGTGTAAAAAGAGGTGCAGATTACTCCGTTATTTTTAATTTAGCAGTAGATGATGAAGATAGACGTTATGCTTTGCCTTATTATAGAAAACACGCTAGTCCTTTAGACTTAGCAGAGCAAATTGTTTTGAATTATAAACGTTACAAACCTGAAAAGACACGTATTGAGAGTGTTGGTTATCAGGAAATGCTTCGGCAATACGTCATTAAACGATCTAAAGAAGAAAACTTATTCATCCCTGGCTTAAATATTAAAGAAAATCCAAGAAATTCTAAGTCAAATAGACTTGAATCGCTACAACCTGTTTTTGCTAGAAAAGAAATGTTTATGCACGAAGATCAGCTAGAAATGATTGATGAGTTGTTGTTATTCCCAAGAGGAAAGCACGACGATATCCTAGATGGGTTTTATTATGCAAATAAAGGTTCTTTTGCTCCATTTCATCGTTATGAAGATGCTCATATTGTAACTAGAGGGCAAAGACAACCTACTATATGGACAGAGGATTGGCAGTTGGTGTAATCGTGTAGTTGAGGAACGGAGTTGGCAACTTGTAGTATCTGTGCCACACATCTTGGACTAAATGAACAACAATATACCCAAACACAAAGAAGTTGAGAAATCAGAGCGTCTTTTAGACCAATATCATGAAGCTAGGGCTACGTGGGCGAGTCAAGCTATGGAAGACGATGAATTTCGAAACAATCAGCAATGGAGTTCAGCACACAAAACAATATTATCGCAAAGATCACAATCTCCTATTGTTGATAATATTATATATCCCGCAGTAGAACAGGCTAAAGCATTACTTACAGCGAACAAACCTAAGTTTCAATCTACAGGTAGAGATGATAGTGATAGTAAAGTAGGAAGACTCTTTGCTGATATTATGGCTTACGTATGGGATATTAGCAATGGGAATGTTGAGTTAAAGCAAGTTGTAGATGATTACTATGTAAAAGGGATGGGCGTAATGATGGCATACGTTGACCCTATGTGTGATTTTGGTCGAGGGGATGTTAAAATAAAAAATATAGACCCTTTAGATTTATATATTGACCCTAACTCAACAGACACGTTTGCTAGAGACTCAGCTTGTCTTATTGTAGCTAAAAGAATAACTGATGAGCAAATCAGAATAAAATACCCTTCAATTTATCCTAAAGTCAGTCAGATGAATTATGGAGGTGGAAAAGATCGTTATCCAGCTATGCAACGTTCTGGATCAGAGGATCAAGTCATTGGACCTCAAGAAGACGAATCTTACTATAAACACTTTGAAATTATAGATCGTTACGAAAAGAAAAAACTTGAGTATTTCCATGCTTTAGATACACTAACTGGTGAAGAAAATATCTTAAATGATCGTGATTTTGAAGCGTATCAACAAGAACCAGCAGTATGGATGAAAACTGTAAAAGGGAAACAAGCAATTACTTCTGACGCTCAAGTTAAAGAGTTGATGCAGATTTACGAGTCAACAGGTGGTATGTATCATATGGTACAAGACCCCCAAACAGGTCAGCCTGTTATGATGCCAGGGGAAGAAGGTGAAGGTGCTATACCAGATTCAACAACTCAAATTATCCCTACCAATAAAGCTGAATTAATAGAAGCACAAATTTTAGTTGTAAATAAAGTATTAATTGATAGGATTGAAAGAATACTATCTATTGGGGGATTATTAGTAAATCACGCTATTCTAGAAATAGATGAATACCCCATAGTGCCTTTAATGAATAGGCACAATAGAAACCCATATCCTATGAGCGATGTAAGATTTGTTAAGCCTATTCAAGAATACATTAATAAGCTTACTTCTTTAATCATTGCCCACGCTTCGAGTTCCACTAATACAAAATTATTGATCCCTAGAGGTTCAATGGATCGAAAACAATTAGAAGCTGAATGGAGTCGTGCTGGAACAGGAGTTATTGAATACGATCCAGAATTAGGTCAACCTATTGTTGCAGGTCCTATTCCTTTGCCTAATGAATTGTATAAAAATAGAGAGGATTCAAAGAATAGTATTTATCACATTTTAGGAATTCACCCACTTTCTCAGGGAGACCCTAGCTCTGCACCTCAAACTTATAAAGGTACAGTTGCTATTGATGAGTACGCCCAACGACGTATCAAGTCAAAACTAGATGACATTGATGAAATGCTTAACCAAACAGCAAGAGTCATTGTTCAATATATACAACAAACCTATACAGATGAAAAGGTAATACGATTAATGAAGCCAGATGGAAGAACAACTGAAGCTTTATTAAACAAACCTCTATATGATGATTTTACAGGAGAGTTACTCGGTAGAGTCAATGATGTGACAATAGGTAGTTATGACTTAGTAATAGTGAGTGGCTCCACTATGCCTTCAAATCGTTGGGCAAGATTTGATTACTACATGAGTTTATATGAAAAAGGAATTATAGACCAAGTAGAGGTCTTGCAACAAACTGAAGTGGCTGATACAGAGGGAGTACTTGAAAGAACTTCCATTATGCAACAGCAACAACAACAGATTGAAGCATTAGAAGAAGAATTAAAACGAGTTCGAGGTGATTTACAAACCTCTGAACGTGAAAGTGTACACGATAAAAAGCGTGTTGAAATAGAAAAATTTAAAACTCAGTTAGGGAGGTCGAGTGACAAAACAGCTAAAGCAGTTGAATTATTTGAAGCTCGGTTGAATGACCAATTACAAATAGAAAAACAAAGTAAGGAAGAAAACAAACAGAATGCTGACTCTTAGAGACAATTCTGTAAAGGAAACCAATGGAAGATCAACAAGATAACCTATTCGTTGCTGACGAAAGTACAAACGAGCAAGGTGGAAATGAATCCCAACAAGTAAACCTCGAACCTTTCGATGATGGTTTGTATAATGCTAATAATGTAGCACCTGTGGAAACTCCACAACCTACTACAGAACAGCCTCAAGCAAATCCAGAAGAACAAAGGTTTGAATATTGGCAAAGTAAGTATGATCAAAAGGCGAGTGACTTCAACAAAGCTCAAGAAAAACTTCAAGAACTGGAACGTGTGGCTCCCATTGCGGAACACATTGAAAAGAACCCTTGGATTTTAGACAATGTTGCTAGATCAGTCTCTGGAGATTCCCCACAGGTTCCGTCTGAGGACAAATCTGTAGCATCTTTAAAGAAACCAATTAGACCAGAAAAGCCAAGCAATTACGACATATCAGAAGCACATATGGACTCTGAATCTCAAAGTTATAAATA